CCAATCCCGCACAAGTTCTTTGGTAACTCGCTTGCTGACCGCACTGTTGATCTGCAACTGATTAAGACCACTGTGACCCGTCAGATGCTGGATAACATGTATCTGACCAACAACAGCCGAGTTACAGCAGTTGAAGGCCAAGTAAACCTGGATGACTTGCTGACCTCTACCGCTGGTGGCGTAATTCGCACCAAGTCGCCAAACGCTGTGCAACAGTTGGTTGTGCAGAACATGGCCGCTCAGTCTTTCCCAATGCTTCAGTATTTGGATTCTGTCCAAGCAAAGCGCACTGGCGTGACTGAGATGTCTCAAGGTCTTGATCCCAACATCTTGCAGAACGTGACAGCCGCAGCCGTGGCTTCTATGCAGCAAGCTGGTTCCGGCAAGATTGAGCTGATTGCCCGTATCTTTGCCGAGTCTGGCGTGAAAGAGCTGTTTGAAGGCATCATGCACTTGGTCAGCAAGTACCAGCAGAAAGAGCGAATCATTCGTCTGCGTGGAACTTATGTGACTGTTGACCCCCGTACATGGGCCAACAAGTTTGACATCTCAATTAACGTGGGCTTGGGTAACGGTAACCGAGACCAGCAGATGGCAATGCTCCAGATGGTGATGGCAAAGCAAGAGCAGATGATTGCTCAGTACGGCCCTGCAAACCCGTTTGTGAGCTTTGGTCAGTACCGTGGCACCCTTGGTCGTATGGTCGAGGCCGCTGGCTTCAAAGACTCCGCCGAGTTCTTCAAGCCAATCAGCCCAGAGCAAGACCAGCAGTTGTCCAATCCGCAACCACAGCAACCGCAAATGCCTCCAGAAGTTCAGGCTTACATGGCTAAGACTCAAGCCGAGATTCAAGGCCAACAGGCCAAGTTCCAAGCTGATATGCAGATGCAACAGCAGAAGATGCAAGCTGATTTGGAGTTTGAACGCCAGAAGGCTGCGCTTGAGCTGCAACTGCAACGTGACAAAGCAGAGGCCGAGCTTCAGATCATGCGCGAGAAGGAAGCATCAAAGCTCCAGCTTGAGCGCGAGAAGATGAACATGCACTTTATGATGAAACAGCAGGAGTTTGAGGCAGAGGCTCAGTTAAAGGCCATGAAGGTCGGCGCTGGCATTACTTCCAACATTGAAATTCCGGGGTGATGTATGACACCACAAGAAATTGCAAACACTCCGGGTTTGGGATCTACTGGATTCGGATTTTCCCTTCCAGATTTCAAACTACCCGTAAGTTTTGATTTTTCTGCGGCACTTGCTGCAATTCAAAAAGACAATCCTCAATTGGCTGAGTCTATAAAACAGCAGCAAGCAAAACAAGACCTCGCAAAAGCGCAACAGAATTTAACTCAACAAATTCTTGCTCAAGGAACCGCCTCACAATGGTCTGGGCAGGGCTTTGGTTCTGCTGAAGCCAACGCCAAAAACATGGCTGAGATTCTTGCTGGCATTGGCATTACTGACATTCGGCAGTTTGGTGAAATTAAACAAACTGTTCGTGGTGATCCTATTTATCAAAGTCGAGGTGGCGATGATGATGCCGTAATTGTCGGTTATGGGCCAGATAAGGTTGTTACGACATATGGCAACAAAGTAACTGGTCAACAAGTCCCAAGCACATACGGCGAACGCCAAACGGGAAATGCTTGGGGCGGCACTTTTGCTGGCAAAGGAAATACTGGCTATCGCGTCCAGTTTGCTCCTGATGGCACTCCTGTTTTTTACACTACAGCCGCTTCAAGTAACGATCTTGCAAACATTCTTCAAGATAACAAACTTTTGAACTTCGCAGCAAATGCGGCTGCGTCTTATTTTGGTGGCCCCGCTGGTGTTGCTGCTTTGCAACTTGCTCAAGGTAAAGACATTGAAGATGCGGCAAAAGCTGCCGTTATATCTTATGTTGCAAATGAGGCTGGCACATATGTAAGGCCAGAAGTTTCACAAACATTAGGTGGCGGTACGGCTGGCAATGTTGCGGCTGATGCTCTGATAGGCGGAACACTAGCTGAAGCACAAGGCGGCGATTTCTTGAAGGGCGCTTTGCAAAGCGGTATATCCTCTGGTATCAACGAGGCAAAGCTGTCGGCTGCTGACCAGTACATCAACAGCGTAGAGCCTGGCATTGGTTACGATCCAGCAACATCGCCAACAGAGCTTGACGTCATTGCTGCTTTCCCTGAGTTGGCTCCTGCGCCTGTCTTTGATACGTCTTTTACGCCAGACTATTCACTTTCAACTGGTGCGCCTGTAATCCCCGACATGGGCGCTCAAGGCATTCAAGTGCCAACCATCACTGAACTGGTGGATGTTGTCGGCCAGCCTGTTGATTACTCTTTGCCAATCCCTGACTCTGGTCTTGGTTTGGTTATGCCTACAGCGCCAAACCTAGACTCTATGGGTGGTGGTCAAGGTCTTGTTATCCCTGTTGACGGTGGCGTTATCACTGAAGCTGGTTTCATCCCAGACACTTACGTGCCTGATTTGGGTGATCCAAACTCGTTCATCAACCAGCCAGCTCCAAATGTTGAAGTGAACATCCCAGAGCTACCTGCTGAACAACCAAAAGACATATCGGGCGAGTTGGCCGCACTGGATTTGGTTAAGGCTCTTGCGCCTATTGCTGTCGGAGCGGCACTCAACAAAGATCAGCCACAGACCACAACTGATGAGAAGACAGGTTATCCAATCTTGCCAATCCCTGCTGATTGGAAGGCTCCAGAGTACAGCATGGCCTTTACGCCATCGGCTGCGCTGGACTTTGGTTCTCCTGATTTGCTCCAAGGAACCCAATGGGCAAACCAGCGAGTTACGCCAGCACAGATGAATTACAGTCTGTCAGACGTTATGAACACGCTGAACTATCAATCTGTACCATTTGTGCAACAGCAGATGCAGCCTTTTGAGCAGTCGTTCTCTGTGCCTGATATTCTTCAGCAATTCCAAACAAAGCCAAATGTCGGGATGAATGACATCATTGGCGGACTGAATGGAAGACAAGTCTCTATCTCTGACATCATTTCAGGAATTCAAAGCCAATATGGACAAAAAGCTGCAAGCTGAGTGGGCAAACAACCTGCTGAAGGATGACTTTTTCGTAAAAGTCATGGATGATTTGAAAAATCAGCAGATTAGTGTGATAATTAACACGAATAGAGATGAGGTTGAGGAGCGTGAAGCCGCTTACAGCCACATCAAAACTCTTGACTTGTTTGTTGGACATCTGCAAGGCATTGCCGCAGAAACCAAGATACAGGAAAAGAAGTGGCGCATTCTGTGAGGAAACTCACCCGCAGTCCAGACGGTTTCTGGCGAAAACTGAGATGACAAATGGAAAACACCAACCCGCAAGGGAGTGAAAGCCTAAGCGTAAACCAAGCCGCCAATGCGTTTATTGGTTTGATGGGTAGCGATGACGGAGCCGAAGACGGCCAACCAGAAGAGCAATCCGAAGAACTTGAAGCGAATGGTGAAGTTGAATCTGAGGAAGCTGAGTATTCAGAAGAATCGGATGAGCCTGTAGAGGAAGTAAAGCCCCGCTACAAAGCAAAAGTCGGTGGTGAGGAAGTCGAGGTCGAACTTGACGAACTGATTAACGGCTATCAACGCAGCAAGGATTACACACAAAAATCTCAAGCTCTTGCTGAACAGCGTAAGGCTATGGATGCCGAGCGTGAACATCTTGAGCACGTTAAACAAGAGCGTATGGCCTACGCCCAGAAACTGAAGGCACTCGATAGCTTCTTGAGCCAGCAGAATAAGGGTGAGGATTTGGAAGTTTTGAAAGAGACAGACCCCATCGGCTATGCCGTGAAGGTAGCGGAACAGTCTCAGCGTGAGAAACAACTTGCAGTTGTTCGTGCCGAACAGCAACGCATTGCCCAACAGCAACAAGCGGAGCAGCAGCAGTCCCTGCAAAACCATCTCAAAGCTGAATCTGAAAAGCTCGCGTCTGTTATCCCAGAACTGGCTACGCCAAAAGGTGATGCTATCCGGAAAGAAATCCGAGAATATGCAAAGTCTGTTGGTTGGTCGGATCAGGAACTCGCCTCAGTGTATGACCATCGTGCTGTGTTGACTTTGTATAAAGCAATGAAGTTTGAGCAACTGCAAAAGGGTAAGCCCGAGACTTTGAAGAAAGTCCAGCAAGCGCCCAAGATGCTGAAGCCAGGAACATCAACGCCAAATACTAAGTCATCGCAAGAAAAGCAAGTGATGCAACGGTTGCGTCAATCCGGCAAAGTCCGCGATGCTGCTGCTGCGTTTGAACGATTCCTTTAATTTTTGGAGCTTTAAAAATGGCAACCTATCAGACCTATACCGCTATCGGTATGCGCGAAGACCTCTCTGACGTTATTTATAACATCAGCCCCACCGACACACCTTTTATGTCGTCCATCGGCAAAACCAAGGCAACTGCAACTTACCATGAGTGGCAGACTGACAGTTTGGCCGCTCCTGCTTTGGGTGGCGCAGTTGAAGGTGCTGATGCCTCTAGCATCACCGCATCGCCAACAACCCGCATCGGTAACCGCACTCAGATTTTCACTAAGTCTGTTGCTGTCGCTGGCACTTTGGAAGCAGTTGACAAAGCTGGCCGTAAGTCTGAAAAGGCTTATCAGTTGGCTAAAGTGTCGGCTGAACTGAAGCGCAACATTGAACTGACCCTGTTGTCAAACCAAGTGGCTGCTGCTGGTAACTCCAGCACTGCCCGTACCTTGGGCGGTCTGCAAGCATGGTTGTCTACCAACTATGACGGTGGCACTTCTGGCGTGGCTGGCTCGGGCGGTACTACTGCCCGTACTGATGGTACAGACCGTACCTTCACCGAAACCATCCTGAAGACCGTGGTTGCTGAGGTTTACACCGCTGGCGGCACACCTAAAGTCTTGATGGTCAACCCTGCCCACAAGCAAGTCGTGTCGGCTTTCGCTGGTATCGCTGCCCAGCGTTACATGGCTCCTTCCAACGAGCCAACCACCATCATCGGCGCTGCTGATGTGTACATGAGCGATTTCGGCACTATCTCGGTTGTGCCTAACCGCTTCATGAACAGCACCAACGCTGGTGACGAGACAGCCTTCTTGGTTGACCCCGACATGGCTGCCGTGGCTTACCTGCGTCCTTTCCAGACCATTGAGCTGGCAAAGACAGGCGACAGCGAGAAGACTCAACTGTTGGCCGAATTGACTCTGGAAGTCAAGAACGAAGCCGCTCACGGCATCATCGCCGACCTGAGCTGATCTGACGTAAGTTAGAGAAAGCCTCCCTTGGGAAACCTTGGGGGGCTTTTTTGTTTACCATCCCAATGATAGAATTGCAATCATGGAAAACCCTACATTTCGCAAATCTGTTGCTCACGCTGATGGTGAAGGTGGTTTGATTATTCAGACTGCCCAAGATGTTTCGGCCATTGTTGAGCGCAATAAGCAAGAGTTCAACAGCTATGACGAACGGGCCAAGTGGTCTGATGACTTGTATGGCAACAAGGTCGCATCCATTCCATTGACTGCAATTGATGACTTGAATCATCAGGGCATCATGCGTGGCTTCCATGTCATTGATAACGCTCGATTTGCGATGTGGCTCAACAATCCAGACAATCGCGCATGGCGAACACGCCCAGGAGTAATTTAAATGAGCTTCACCAGTTACTCTGATTTGCAGACAACAATCGCTGGCTACCTTGCGCGAACTGATCTGACAACGCAAATCCCCGACTTCATCCGTCTGGCTGAAACCCGTCTGCGCCGTGATCTGCGCATTCGTCAGATGCTCAAGAGCGTAACCACTGCAACCGTGGCCGCTGATAGCACTGTTGAGCTTCCAAGCGACTTCCTTGAAGTGCGTGACTTTGTTGTTGTTGGAAACCCTGTTCAGCCCTTGAGCTACTTTAGCCCATCGGCATTTAACCGCAACACCCGCACATGGGAAATCGGCAAGCCTAACAGCTACACCGTGTTGGCAAATGACTTTCAGTTGTCGCCAGTGCCTGACACTGTTTACACAGTCCAGCTTTTCTACTTTGCCGCTCCTGCATTCTTGAGTGACACAAACACAAGCAACGTCTTCTTGGCGAACACGCCTGATGCCTTGCTTTATGGTGCGCTTCTTGAGGCCGCTCCGTACCTCATGGATGATGCACGAATCAACACATGGGGAACTATGTTTGATCGCGCAATGGCATCAATCACACGCTCTGATGAACAAGGTCAGTATTCAGGCGTGCCACTTGCAATCAAAACAACCCTGTGAGGTAAATCATGTCTGAAATGTCGAACTATCTTGAGAATGCGCTGATTAACGCGACTCTCCGAAATACGTCTTACACAAGTCCAGCGACTGTGTATTTGGCGCTGTACACCTCTGACCCTACTGATGCCGACACCGGCACAGAAGTCACTGGTAACGCTTATGTGCGTCAATCCATCACGTTTGGCGCACCATCAAACGGCGTAAGCACAAACAGCGCGGCCATTGAATTCCCTCAAGCCACTGGCTCTTGGGGCACTGTTGCTTACATCGGCATTCGTGATGCTTCTACTGCTGGCAACTTGCTGTTTCATTCGCCATTGGATGCTTCTAAAGCAATTGCTACTGGTGACGTTTTCCGTGTTGCCATCGGTTCTTTGAGCGTGACATTCGCATAATATGGCCGACTTGCTGCCACCGTGGACGATAGATAGTCTTGACCAGCTAAAAGCTAGTCTTGATGATCTGACGCTCACGCTGGACAGTGAACTCTATATAACATCGGTAACGCTGTGGGATGCTTATTCAAGCGTCAATGCAACAGCAAGCGTAACGGCTGATGCTGTCCGTGTTCAACTTGCATCGGCTTCTATAGCCTGTACTGCGTCTGTAACTGCTGACGCTATAAGGGTGCAATTTGCTGATGCAAGCGTTACCGCAACGGCTACGGTAACTGCTGACGCAACAAGAGTTCAGTTTGCAAGTGCTGCCGTAACCGCTGATGCGACAGTCACTGCTGACGCTACACGAGTTCGATACGGGGCTGGTGCAATCACTGCTGATGCGACTGTTACGGCAAGTGGCACACGGGTTCAGTTTGGCGATGCGGCCATCACTGCTACTGCAACTGTTGAGGCTCTTGGCGGCATCGTTGCTAATGCTGCTGCCAGCGTAACGGCTGACGCAAGTGTCAGTGCTGAAGCAATCAGAGTGCGAACTGCTGACGCTGCTATTGAATGCACAGCAAATGTTACGGCTCTTGGCGGTGTGGTTGCTGATGGTGTTGCGTCTGTCACTTGTGTGGCCGATGTTGATGCTGCGGCTACTGCTGACTATGCTGGCGCTGCTTCAGTCTCTTGCAATGCAAGTATCACTGTAAGCGCATCAAATGGCGGAAGTTGGCAAGATGTTGTTGAGTCTGATAACACATGGTCACCAGTATCAAGCGACTCAAACGCATGGACTCCGATAAGCGTTTCTGATAACACTTGGTCTGATGTTGCTGCGTCAAGCAACACATGGGCGCAATCATCGAACGGGAATAACTCATGGCAACTACAACACTAACATTTGGCGAATGGATGCCAGACCAGCCAGGTATCTCGGGCGCTTTGACCGATGCCAAGAACGTGGTTTCTCAGGCCATTGGTTACGGGCCTTTGCCGACTGCTGCGACATTTTCCGCTGCTGCCGCTGAAAACCTCACGACACTGGTTGCCGGAAAGACTCCTGCCAACGCCACAAAGCTGTTTGCTTCTGGACTTACAAAGATTTACGATGTGTCTGGTGTTGGCGCACTGACAGACGTATCAAAGTCTGGTGGCTACACGCCAAACGCCTTTAGTGATCGTTTCCGTTTCACTCAGTTTGGCAATGTGATTATTGGGACAAACTTCAGTGACCCGATGCAAGCCTACGCACTTGGCACATCAACAGCGTTCGCTGATCTCGCTGCTGGCGCTCCTGTTTGCAGGTTCCTGACTGTTGTTCGTGATTTCGTTGTGACTGCGTTCACCAATGAGTCAAGTACGACTTACCCATCTCGGGTTCGTTGGTCTGGTATCAACGATGAAACCGCATGGGGTTCAAGCCAAGTCACTCAGGCTGATTTCCAAGACATCGCTGATGGTGGTCAGATCGTTGGCATCCGTGGTGGTGAGTTTGGTCTGGTGTTCATGGAAAAGGGCATCAGCCGGATGAGCTACATCGGCACACCCTTCATATTCCAGTTTGACAACATCAGCCGTGGCAAGGGCTGCATTGCAGCAGGTTCAATTGCTCAGACTCAAGGCGTGACGTTCTTCTTGTCGGACGATGGCTTTTACATGTGCGATGGTCAACAAGTGCAGGGCATTGGCTCCGAGAAGGTTGATCGCTGGTTTTTCTC